AAGAACCTGAACCTGTTGTTGAAGAACCTGAACCTGTTGTTGAAGAACCTGAACCTGTTGTTGAAGAACCTGAACCTGTTGTTGAAGAACCTGAACCTGAAGAACCTGAACCTGTTGTTGAAGAACCTGAACCTGAAGTTGATGGAAATACAACTCAAAATAATAATGAATTAGAAGGAAGAGTTATTGTTTTAGAAGAAAAATTAGAGAAGTTAATTAATATTTTCAAAGTAACAGGATATAGAAAAATAATTGATTTTAACAATATTAATGTGGTAGATGTTAAATATGGAAATATAAATGAAAGATATGAAGCATATGTAGATTTATTAAATTTATTTATAACAGAAATAAATAAAATTATAAAGATTGATTTAATTGAGAAAAAAAGTATAACGTTTTTAAAAGAACTTGAAGAACATTTACAGAAAGTAATAAATATTACGGGCTCATTAGGTCAATGGAACAAAGATTATTTTAGTTAGAGTAAGCAAGACCACCCATACCGCTCATGATACGGAGGACATTGTAGTTAACCGCATAGCAGTGTGGGTTGGCACCAGTAAAGGCAATACTCCCAACTAATTGGGCATTATCAATTCTAGAGAAATTACAAGTTCCAGAAGGTTGATGTTCTTCAGGTTTAAGTGCAAATGAATAAACACATATTGAGTCATTATGGCCACTATTCGCAGCGGCGGATGCTCCTGTTGAATCTAATCCACCTGGTCCACTGTGGTGTTGCCATACCTGAGTTCTTGAGAAATATCTACTATCGCGGGCAGCAAAACGATCATGACCATTTAGTTTAAGTTGGTATGTAGTCCCCTGGGTTGCAGGAATTACAAGGGTTGCCGCGGTGATTGCGCCAGCAGCACCCGTAGAAGATGCCCATATTAATTCTTTAACAGGGTGATTAAAATTAAGTTCGTGACTAGTTCCAGATGTTGATAAGGCTTGTTCTTGAACTTGTTCAATCAGATATTCGTGAGAAACTTGAGCAAATCTACGTCTTTCATCTGTGTCGAGGTAAATATAATCACACCATAAGTTATTAACAGTGGCTGTATCAATCGCTGTCGAGACAGCATGATCAAGAATAACTTTAACTTCGTGATATTGAAGTGCGATAAGTGGTAATGCAAGACCTGGATTGCGGCAAAACCAGAACTGAAGGGGCATCGTCCACCTGCCAGCTACAGCTGCTCCACTCATACCACCCATACCAGACATATTTTGAAATAAAGTCCCATTTCCCGCAGCAGCATTAACAGCAACGACACCATTATCGTTTTTTTCAGTTAATTCAGCCCAGACCTCCATCCATTTTCCAGTATGTTTGTCAATCTTCTGACCACCAATTTCTAATTCAACAGATTTAATTAAGCAAGAAAGATTGTCCGCCCCCGCGACAGGGGTGCCAGCTAATTCTAAATACATTCTGTGAACTAAATCACCATTGCGGGAAATAGTTGCGGTGCAGCGTCCATCGGCCGTTGCAGATCCATTCCAGGTTTGTTCAATTGCCTCCATCGAGAAGTTAGTGTGTCTGCGGTAGACAACTTTAAAGAAAGTAATTTGCGGGTTACCCGTAAGGTAAATATCCTGAGCACCATAAGCTACAAGCTGCATTAATCCTCCTCCCATTATTTTTATACTTTATACTTAGAAAAAAATTTTAAAATTTTAAATTTTAAAATTTTTAAAAAAAAAGATTAGAAAACTTAATTATTTTAAATTTAATTGGAGTATGCTAGACCACCCATACCAGACATAATTCTTAAGACATTGTAGTTGACAGCGTAGATGTTATCAGCTGCTGCCAGTTCGCTACCGGTATCTAGTTTGGCAGTATCAATACGAGAGAAGTTGCAGGTTCCAGATGGCTGGTGTTCCTCGGGTTTGAGACCAAATGAGTAAACATTAATCTTCTTCCTCATCTTACTGGTAGCAGCGTGCCCCGCGGACTTAATTTGGAAATCAGTAATTGTAAAGTCTGGTCCATCCACAACGGCTGCGCCAACCGTAATTTCGAGGAGAGACTCATCAAATTGCATACTAAAAGATCCTGCACCGGCGCCGTCCCCATTGCCCAGGTCTCCAGAGAAAACCCGTGAAACGTGTGTGTGAACTTTTACAGCAGTAGCGGCGTTGCCGGTCGAAGTTGATTGTGTTCCAAACACTGTAATCAAGCATTCATCGCCTGCTACAGGCAGCGGTGCGTTGATGTCAGTCTGCAAGAAACTGAAAACAATAGTGTTCGAATCTTCCACCGCCCCGTCTGTGACAGCTGGGGTAATGCCTGAGAGAGGTGAACCTGTACCACCTTGAGCAACCATAACATCACCTGCGGTAACTACACTATTAGCAAATGCCATCGCTTCAATGGGGACGCTCTGAGTTTGGTTAGATCCACTGAATAAGTTGATAAAATGGCTTCCAACAATAGGATTCGCTGCCTGAGGTAAATTTTGCTGAGGAATCGCAGTGTGATATTGGTAAGGTTGTCTCAACTGGAAATATTCTTCTTCCTGAGCAGAGAAACGATCATGACCATTGAGTTTAAGCTGTGCGGTGGCATAGGTATTTGTAGCAGCCGATGTCCAAATAATCTCTTTAACTGGGTGGTTAAAGTTTAATTTGGTTGAAAGTGTGGCAGTCGCACTTTGTTTCTGAATTTGTTCAATAAGATATTCGTGAGAAACCTGGGCGAAACGACGACGTTCATCCGTGTCAAGATAGATGTAATCACACATTACTTTGCAGACGGCTAATTTGCCGACAGCAGAAGTGCTACCCCAGGTGAACTTAAGTTTGACTTCGTGATACTGAAGAGCAATTAGGGGTAAAGCGAGACCAGGGTTGCGGCAGAACCAAAAGTTAAGAGGTAATTGAACCATACTGACGCCGGCACGATCAGTTGTCCCACCAGTCTTCCCTACGTCACCAATCATACTCTTTAAACCAATAGCTTTAGAGGCTGGTGTAGATAGTTCATTCCAGATATCATTCCATTCTTCATAATGTCTGTCGATGCGCTGACCCCCAATCTCAAGTTCAACTTCACTGACAATCGCCGAACCATGCGTAATGTCAGTAGTAGAACTGGTAACATAGACAGAGGATACTAAATCACCGTTACGCGAAATAGTGACTGTTCCAGAACCACCGGCAGTTGATGATGATCCATTAATAGTCTGCTCAATGGTTTCCATAGAGAAGTTAGTGTGTCTGCGATAGACAACTTTAAAGAAAGTAATTTGCGGGTTACCCGTTAGGTAAATGTCCTGGGCACCATAAGCTACCAGTTGCATTAATCCTCCTCCCATTATTTTTTATATTCTATACTTAGAAAAAAATTTCAAAATTTTAAATTATTTAATAAAATTTAAATAATTTATTTTTGAAAAAGAATACTTTAGAAAAGAAATATTTTGAATTTAATTGGAATATGCTAAGCCACCCATACCGGACATGATACGGAGGACATTGTAGTTGACAGCATAAACTGTGAAGTTTTCTCCATTTGCGGTATCAAATATAAGTTTAGCAGTATCAATTCTTGAAAAATTACATGTTCCGGAAGGTTGATGCTCTTCGGGTTTAAGAGCAAAAGAATAAACATTGATGCGTTTTCTCATATTGGATGTGGCAGCATAGGTTCTTGAAACTTGTTTAATACTGTGAATAGTGAAATCCCCTGCGTTCACAATTTCAGCATCAAGACTTGCTTCACATAAAGTATTGTTTAATTGAAAATGGAAGTTATCAGCATGAGTAATTCCCCCTGCTAAAGCACCACTTGCAGTACCTGTTATTCTAGCAACAATATGGGTCCGGGAGGTGCCGTCGGTAACGGAATTTGATCCACTTACCTCAAAATCGAAAACATCTCCAACAGCAGGCAATGCTCCGTTTGTCTCTAAGTCACTCCTTAAGAATGAATAAACAAGAACGGTAGCACCTGTCGCCTCTGCTGCAGTGTTGGCAGCGGTTATCCCTGAAATATCTTCGACGGCTGTTCCGCCTTTAGAAACCATAACTTTGTTCGTGGT